CCAATTCATTTAAACCCTTACCAATATAAACCGAATCTTTAGCTGTTTCAGGCGTTTCAAAGTTAACACCATCCGTATCCATTACAAGAGGTTTATATCCTTTTTTCATATAGAACATAATCATCATTCTTAAACACTGACGACCAATACAGGTAATGGTTTCACCCGAATCCATTTCTCCCCAAGGGAATACGTGTGGCGCAGATAAACTACCAAAATACGCATTGATAAAAATCTTAATTGGTAATTGTTTACGGTCATACATTTCCGCTAATACGGGGTCACTATCTTTTAATTCACCCGCAAGAAGTTTATATTTAATACGAATGTTACGGAAATATTTTAACATCGATTTTTGTACCCCCATAATATCACAATCGGGAAACACATCATATACAAGTTGAATAGAAGGATAAAGTGACGAGTAGTCAAACTTAACAATGTTTCTAGCAAACCCCACACTTAATAAACGAGATAATCCTCCCGTAAATGCACGTTTTTCATCTTTAGATGGAATTGCTAAATTATTTTCATACGACCACGCTAACATTATTAGTTTCCATAATGTTGCAGTACCCATTGTGGCTGCTCTTTCATATGTTGTTGGTACTAATTTAGAAAGTAAGAATGTTGATTGAGAGAAACTATCATCCACGACCATAGTTTCATACAAGTCATCGTCAAGATATTGTTCTACAATTTTTCTTCCCGTCCATATTTCAAACTTACCTGGATATTTTTCTAATAAACCATCAGTTCCAGGTTCTCCAATTTGTTTATATCCACCTGTCTTTGGATTAACATAATAACTTTCATTTTCTAAATAAATTTTAGAAATTTTACCACCGTCAACATAGATACGATTTTCTTTTTCTTTTTCTAAATAAGTGGTGATGTATTTCAACCCCCAAGATTTAATTTCGGAATTGATTGCCTGAGCTCTACGTACTGCGTGTGCGATATCAATAATATTAAATCCCCATATAACGTGTTGTTTATATGTTTCTATTTCGTTAGCTAATTTCAACATACCCTCTTTCTCTTTCATCCCTTGTTTAGTGAATATCTGAGTGAGTCCATTGACATCAACACCAAGTATTTCAGCTCTTTTTAATATAAAGGGCCAGTCAAAGAACGCTGAATTATATCCACTAACGATTGTTGGTTTTAAATCTTTAATATATTTGAAAAATCTTTCAATACATTTCTTTTCACCATCTTCACCAAATGCAGCAATTGTTTCATTTAAACCACGATTATCTTTAACCCCGATTAATATGATAACACAAGTTTCAGGGTCAAGACCAGTGGTCTCAATATCGAATACAAATCTATTAACACCGTTATATTCATCAATACCTTTAAATAATCTTTTCTTTTTTTGAACTAAAAACTGTTCAACTGGAGAAAGTATCTGAAAATTTTGTCTAGACTTTTCACCCCAAGGATCAAGTCCACCTTCCTTAAAGAAAGAGACTAAACTTGTGTAACTTTTTAAACTCTTAACCAAATACTTTAATCCATTTTCAAGTCTGACATTGTCACCAGTCTCTAATTTTTCAATAAGAATACCGTGTTTTGTCATTGCCTTCTTTTGTTCGGTTTTGGAATCATTGTAGAAACCCAACCCAACCAAGTCTCCTACCCATAAAAATGGTGTAAAACTATCAGGTTTAACGATTTTACCCAATTCAGGGTCTTGAATAATTTTGTAAATTTTGTTGGTTGGATAATCATACTCAACACCAACAATGAATTCTTCAGGGTCCGCCCCGTTCAGGAAACTCTCGATGATTTCCTGTGAGATAACTTCTTTCATTATTTTATATTTTGTGACGTATTATCTTGTGAAGAATTCACAATTTGTCTTGTTCAATACAAATATAACAAAAAAAGGTTAGTTTATCAAATTACGTTGATAAATAATTTTTCAGAAATTGGTGTAATTAACTTTGTTGTTGGGTTACTATTGGTATCTAAAAATTGTACATTAATAATTCCCTCGAAACGACCTTTAACTGATGTTCCCTCTCCTGTAAAACGATAGGTAATGTAGTATTCGTCAGTTGTTTGGTCATACTTTTTGGTCCTCGTTGTTAATATACAAGAACCGTTTAAAATATGATACTCTTCCGTTGTAACATCAAACATTTCAAATGTAATGTCTGAATTCTCTAACATATCATTAAAGGATGACTTGTCGTTTTTACCGTCATCAATCAATCTCATTTTAAGGATTGGTTCTGTTGCGTTCTGTCTTATAAAGAATTCCATATGTTATAAATAGTTTTATTTTTTAATTATGGAACATCTGTTACATTAATAGTACCTGCCATACTAGAATGGTACTGACAAACATAATAAAGAGTGGAAGGTGCGTTATATGGAACTATAAATGTTATTGTTCCATTAGCGGTTCCGTTACCTGTTACACCACTACTATATACATTACCTGAACTATATGCACCAGAGGTGGTTTGTATCCAAAAAGGATGCCCAACTGCTGATATGTTAAATGTATAAGTTTGTCCTTCGGTTACACTTAATGTTGAATTTGATACTCCATTTATTATATAATTTCCCGAACCATTATTAGTTACATTAAATGTATTATATGCCCATATTAAACCACCATTTAAATAAACGGAAGATGGTGTATTACCATTAAGTTTTATATTCGACGCATCTCTAAATAAACTCATTCTAATTTATTATAATGTACAATGTACCACTTACAGGTGTTATTGATGTATATGATGCCGATGTAATTGTTTCAATTTTATTAACAGTATTTGATGACACAACTGTACTTCCATTTATATTTACACTACCACTTACTGTTACTGAACCACTTACGGTTGTATTCCCAACCACAGTTAATGCAGGAATTGAAAAAGTCCTAATGGCGCGAACATAGTATGTACCGCTCTTACCGAGGGTGTCCTGAGTACCATCATTCAAGTTCTGCCTCCACGCGTAGGCCAAGGCGGCCTCCGTAGAACTCCAATAGAAGGCACTCGTAAAACCTCCAATAGCAACTCTATTTAGATATAATTTATTAAGTTCATCTTTAGATGGTAGATACCAGTCAGAATAACCTCCACCTCCATAGGCTCTCGCTAATCCTGCAGCATAATTAGTAGATGTTGCACCTTGACTTGCAATAATGGCATCTGTATTGGATAACCCCGTTCCTATTGCAGTTCCTGTTGCTGATGTGGTTGTAAAAGCACCATTATACCACTGAATTCCGGTACTTTGATTTGATGTTGCCACTATAATACCTTTAATTAAAGTTGGGTCATAACCAGTATCACCACTTTGTAAAATATATGCCACCTTTCCACCTTCAAGAATTTGTCCTATTGATGGTGAATTTGGTGTAATATTTAGAGAACCACTCATAGTTGTATTACCAATGAAAGTATTTGAACCACTTACATTTAATGAACCACTCATAGTTTGATTTCCTATAAATGTATTTGAACCCGTAGTTGCGTATCCTAAATTAGTTATTTGAGAACTGCCACTTATTAAATTAGATGGAAGTTGTGTTGAAGAACTTATTAATCCGGTTGGTAATTGTGCTGAACTACTAAATATACCACTGCCATTTAATACTTGTAATGAACCCGATACAACGCCAGAAGGTAGTTGAACACTTCCACTCCAAACACCAGAACTATTTAATACTTGTGATGAACCCGAAACCAATCCTGATGGTAGTTGTGAAGAACCACTAACTATACCTGTTGGTAACTGAGAGCTACCCGATATAATACCACTTGGTGTTCCTGTTAATCCTGAGTAAGTTATTTGAGAGCTGCCTGATATTAATCCCTCGTTTAATTTTTCCTTAGTTACCTTAAATGTATTTGTCTCCGCACTATTATTCATAATGAGTACGGCGCCTGAAGTGTTTCCAGTATATAAAGGTAATTCGTTTATTTTTGTGTTTGCCATTTGTTATGTTATAAATATTGTTATTTAATTTTGAAACTCAATTGCGTTATTATTTTGGTCAGTCAATATGTTACCGTTTTGGTCCAATATGAAATATTCAGGAATTGGAGTACTAGTTGGTGTTGGTGTAGGTGTATTAGTTGGCGTTGGTGTTGGGGTACTAGTTGGTATAGGTGTTGATGTTGGTGGTATTGGTGTACTCGTTGGCGTTGGAGTGGATGTAATAGTCGGTACAGGTGTTGATGTTGGTACTGGCGTACTAGTTGGTGTTGCCGTAGGTGGTACCGGTGTTTCTGTTGGTGTTGATGTTGGCGGTACTGGCGTACTAGTTGGTGTTGCCGTAGGTGGTACCGGTGTGCTAGTTGGTGTACTAGTTGGTATAGGTGTGCCAGTCGGTACAGGTGTTGAAGTTGGTGTAGGTGTACTAGTTGAAGTTGGTACCGGAGTAGATGTTGGTTCTGGCGTAGGTGTATTAGTTGGAATAGCTGTGGAACTAGGAGTTGGAGTGCCTGTTGGTATAGGTGTTGAACTACTAGTTGGAGTTGGAGTTGCGGTACCTGTTGGTATAGGTGTTGATGTACGGGTAGGTGTTGGGGTCGGTGTAGATGTACTAGTTGGTGTGGGTGTTGGAGTAATGGTTATACCTGAAACATTATCATAACACACATCTCCACATATTGAAAAATTATAGTTGTTCAATCTCATTAAAAAATTGTGTCTAACGTGAACAAAATCTAACGGTTCCTCATAATATTTTATTGATTTCATATTAAAACAACAAACACCATTGTGAATGTTATTCATTAATCCTGTTCCCCCACCCCAAGATTGTATAAACGGTTGAACCCCTCTTTCAGATGGTATAACCTCTTCCCAATTTTCTAATTTGTAAATTGGTCGTCCATTGATGTATATTTTTAATATCCCCAATCTTCTTTGTTGTTCATCCGCCCATTGTTTGGATAATACCTCATTTTCATCCCAAACCGCCAGTTGAGTTGACGTAACCGCAGTATAAACAATATCTTGATATGGGTTAATTCTATAACCTATCATATCATTCCAACCACCATCATTCTCTAAATTACAATCGGTATATCTTTTATAACGGTCAAAAACAATTGTAACATTAAAATCTTTTACGGGGTCTATTGTACATAATTGAGGTGTTTGTCCACTAGCAACGTAAAAACTTTCTTGGTATGTACTAGTTCCACAATAACCAGAATAGTGATGAGCAACCCATTTAATTCTTCTATCTTCAGTAAATTGAAAAGAAAGATTATTATCAGCGTAGTTAGATGTGCTATTTTCACCTCTTACCCCAATATAGTAAAATGTACTACCCGCACTCCAAGGAAGATTATTTCTATTAAAGATAAAATCCAAAGTCCAACCCTTTTCTGTTCTTCTTTTTAATATTGGAGAACAATTGTTGGTTCCTAAACCTTCATTAAATTTAAATGCCCAAGGTTTTGTACCAATTCTTGGCGATTGCGGACAACAAGCTAATGGATTGACAATATTTTTTCTACAATTATAAACGTTTGTTGTAAATCCAGAAATAAGTTGTGATTCAGTATAACCCGTTAAAATGGAGGATGTTATCCCAGTTTGATTATATCCTAAAATTTTAAAATAATGGGTTTCATTATTAATAAGTGTAAATTTAAATATATTATTGTCTAAAATTGTATAAGTAAATCCTGTTCCAAAACGTGATACAAAATTATTATATGGTAATGTCATTGACAATCCAGAATATATGTAAGAACTTAATAAATCACTTACATTATCCTCAATAAGTCGAATTGTTGACTTTACGCAGTCAAAATTATCCAAGTTGGTGTTAATTGTCAGACCCGTATATGTTATGGGGGTGGTTAAATCTAAGACATCTTTGTTATAGTCGTCATCTAATTTGGCCATTTCGTAGTCGTAATACTCCGAACTATCCAACCTAACGTCTAACTTTGTACCATAAAAATTTAAAATATTTTGAGTATTCATACGTTTATAAATATCTTTCATAAGATTTGATATTTATATAAAAAGTGTATTTAGATGAATAATTTTATAAAACAGGTAATTGAAGAGAAATTTGCTTCAAAAGCACAACAAAGATTCTTCTTTGCTAAGGCTAATGAGAAGGATAAACCTAAGAAAGAAAAGAAGAAATGGGGTAAATGGGCTAAAGAATTCTCTGACGATACAGATTACGATAAAATACCAAATAAAGTAGAAAAAACGGAAGTTGAGACAGAAGTTGATGAAATTATTGATGCAAAGGGAAATATCCAAAGAAGTAAAAAAAGTTTAGTTGCTGCCGCTAAAGGAATAACTCAAAACAGAACAAGTGACGAGGTTGTAAAAACTGGTGCGGGTCAAATGGGTTCATATGGTGGTTCTGGATCACAACCATATAGAAGATATTGGGGAGAGTCGGATATGAGTAAAGCTCTTGGATATAAAAAAACTTTAGGACAGGATGCTGATATTGAAGACGCTGAAGAATATTTTGAAAAAGAATTGGGTATGGAAGATGGTGAGGCTGAAGAGAGACTAAACGCTATTGGTTATGACCCTAACCTTCCAGAAGATAAAGTTAGATTAGTTGAAAATCCAAAAAAATTCATTGAAGAATATATTGAATCTTTAATGAGTAAAAAATCTAAAGAAAATGATATTGTAACAAATGATGTTAAAGAAATTAGTCCAATTATTAAAAAACAAATTAAATCGTTAAAAAATACAATGGATAGTCATAATTTATCTATTGAGGATTTAATCAAACATCTTAAAGATAATGAATAAAGAATTAAAAGGTAGAGTTTTTGATGTACCACAAAATATCTTAGATAAGATTAACCACACAATAGTTAGTCTTAATGGAGAACACGCACGTGGTATTGATAGAGCTAAAAAAATTCTTAATGACAAAAAAGTAAAATACGGTCAATTGAAGTCCATAATTCACGACCTTAAAACAATAGATAAAATACAAGATAAATTAAAATACGACTTATGTGGTGGTGATTTAATGGAAAAATGGGCAAACCAACACTTACAAGGTGAAAGAGATTTAGTAAGTAATATTAAAGATGGTAGAAAACGTGCTGACGATATTTCATCAATGACTGGAGAAAGAAGAAATAGTCATTTAAAGAAACATACTAAGAAGGCAGGATGGTTACCACCAACTAATCTTATTAAAAGTAATTCACATAAAAACTCAATATCATCAATCAAATTAACAGGATTGTTTGAGGAAGTTGAAAGAATTAAAAAATTAATGGAATAATATGGCAACACAATTAGAAACACTATCTGAAAAATTTAGAAAAGATTTATTAACCAGAAATTCATATAATGATAATGGTCAATATAGTTCTAATCATAAAAATGCAACGTCTGACGGCGATGAAAAAGGTAAAGGTGAAAACGGTAATAATATAGGTTCATCTATCGATATCCAAAATAGAATAACTAATTTAGGTAGAAATATCTATACCGATAATAATACTTATAACTCTAATAACCCTAACGCATTATCTGATGGTGATGAAAAAGGTAAAGGAGAAAGTGGTAATAATATTGGGTCATCCGTTGATATACAAAATAGAATAGAATTATTAGGTAAAAACCAATACAAAGATAATAACAGTTACAGTATTAATAACCTTAACGCATTATCGAATGGTGATGAAAAAGGTAAGGGAGAGTATAATAACAGTATTGGTTCATCTGTAGATATACAAAATAGAATTGATAACACAGCGAGGAATGTTTACAATAAGGATAATGGTTATTCAAGTGTACACGTGAATGCATTATCTAACGGTGACGATAAGGGAAAAGGTGAAAATTCTAATAATATTGGATCATTAACTGACATTAATGCTAGAATAGAAACCGCAGCAAGAAACAAATACGGATTGACAAAAACATATCCAGATTTTTAATATGGAGTTAAATAAAATATTCTCTAAAATTATAAGAGAACAAGAGGTTCCAAAGGGTAAAAAATCAAATACCTTGGTAAATGCTATTACCAACAGGAATCCTATTACATTTTATTATACAGGCCCAAAAGAACCAAGTAAGGATAGTGTTAAGTCAGGTGTTAGGGTTAGAGCTGAAGCCGTTGCAATGGGGTTAAGTAAGGGTGGTAATGTTATTATTAGAGCGTACGTTCAACCACCATCAGTTTCTAAGAAAGGATACAGTAAAACAAATTGGAGAACATTCCGTATTGACAGAATGAGTAATTTACAAATTCAACAAGAGGAAACTTTTGACGTTACAAGACCAGGTTATAAAGAAGGTGCAGAATCAGATAAAGGACCAATGGTAACAACATACGTTACGTCAAATTGGGATAAAACTCCAGAAGTTAAAAAACTAGAGACTCCACCACCAACAGCGACTCCACAACCCAAACCAACTGTTAAACCATCTAAGGAACCATTACCACAACCTAAGACAGATGAAAAACCGTCTGCAGTACCTCAAGAACAACCTAAAGATTTTTCTGGTGAAATTTTTAACAAATTACAAGGTAATATTAAAGATGTTAATGGAGATAAAGTTGTCACCACTCAAGATTTTGAAGATGCCAGTACTGAGTTATACAAAATGAAAGAGAAAGAGTGGATTGATTCTCAGAAACAAATTGGTAAAAATATTAACGCTGGTGAAGGTACAAGAAGAAGATTTGAAATGTCTTCTAAATCAGAACTATCGAACTTATTATCTAAAAATAATATTAAAGTTTCAGATGAAGTAAATAGTGAAGTTGAGGATGTAACCGATTTACAAGAATCGATAAACAGAATTAAAACTTTAATGTTTAGGGAATTTTCACTATAATTATATAAAATATTTATTATTATGTCAGGTCAAGGAGTAATATCACAAAACGATTTAATGTCAAAATTGGTAAACGCTAAAAAAGTGATGAACAAAGTAGATGGTGGAAATTTTGAAAGGGGTCACATAAACGAAGCATTGTTACTATCTGATCCAGAGGAGGTAATGAAAAATCAAAACCCATCTCCAACACAAAGAATGAATCAAGGTTCCCCATCTATTGATAAAATCAATAATTCAAAACTACCAGATGCAATTAAAAGAGCGATGATTGAAAATCCAATACCTCAAATATCGTTAAATGATACCTTAGATATGGATTTCATTAAAGGAGCCAAAAGATTAATGGAACAGGAGGGAGTTGCAACTAGACCTTCCGCACAACCAAAACAAACTATCGTTAATAACAATATAGATATGAATGCAATTGCGGTTCTTATTGAAAATGTGGTTCGTAAGGTTATGGATGAGAAATTAAATCAAATATTAACCGCATCAACAACCTCATCAATTAATGAAAACCTAGTACTAAAAGTGGGGGATTCAATCTTTAAGGGTAAAATCACGGGCGTAAATAAAGCGAAGTAACGTTTTGTTTTTTCAATTTTTTTGTTTATTATTTAGACATATAATTTAAAGTAAATGTCAAAAATAAGAATCTTAGCTATACCATCAGACCAACACGGTGTTGGTAAATTTAGAATATTAGACCCATACAAATATCTAGCAGAAAATCATTCCGATGACCTTCACGTTGATATCTCATTTAACGTAGAAAATAACGATGACGCGTTTCTAAATTACGATGTAGTTGTTCTACATAGTTTCATCCATCAATTACCTCACGAAGATAACGTAAAGAGAATTAACTGGTTAAAATCAAAAGGGATTAAGGTTGTTGTTGACATTGATGACTTGTGGGCGGTGGATCAAAGACATCCAATGTACCATCAAATTAAAGGACAAAAAATTGCTGAGAAAAAAGTAGAACTTTTAAAATTAGCCGATTACGTAACCACAACAACCCCAATATTTGCTCAAACTATTAAAAATAGACTTGGTGTAAAGAATGTTGAAATATTTCCTAACGCAGTAAATCCAGATGAACCTCAGTTTCAATCTAATCCAACTAAATCGGATAAAGTTCGTTTTGGATGGTTAGGTGGGTCATCTCATCTACACGACATTGAATTAATGTCATCAGGTATTGCGTCTATTCATAGTTCATTTAAAGACAAATCACAATTCGTATTATGTGGTTTTGATTTAAGGGGTACCGTTACAGAAATGACTAAAGAAGGTGAATCCAAACAACGTAATATTTTACCATACGAAACTATCTGGTTTCGTTATGAAAGTATCTTCACTGAAAAATATAAAGCCGTTGATGAGGAATATAGAAACTATTTGTTAAAATTTTCAGATACCCCATATGACGATTCAGATAAACCATACCTTAGAAAATGGACACAAGAAATTAACAAATACGCTAACAATTATAATTCTTTTGATGTATCTTTAGCTCCGTTAGTTGATACTGAATTTAATTCAAATAAATCACAGTTAAAAGTAATTGAAGCGGGATTCCATAAGAAAGCGTTAATTGCAAGTGATGTTAAACCTTATACATTAGATTTAATATCGGCAATTGATAGTGGATCGAGTGAATTCAACAGTAAAGGAAACGCATTAGTAATACCTCCATCTAAGAATCATAAGTTATGGAGTAAATATATGAAGAAACTTATTGATAATCCAAATATGATTGAAGACTTAGGTAATAAACTATATGAGACGGTTAAAGACAAATATTCACTTAAGAATGTTTCAAAAGATAGAGTAGAATTTTTCAAATCAATTATAAACAAATAAATTAAAACAACTATGCATTATTTAGTAACTATCGGTTATGAAACCGAACAAATGGACAGAGAAGGAAACGCTCGAGTTAAAAAGTACAAGTACATTATTGAAGCCGAATCGGTGGAAGAGGCAACAATCGTCGCATCTAAGTACAGATCAGGTGATACTAGATCAAGTGAAAGTATATCAGTATCTAAAATGGCAATCGAATGTGTAATCGATAATAAAAACACACCAGAATACTACAAATAATATTAAACTAAAACACCAACTGAATTATGGAATTCTATAGTAGAGAAATACAAATTATGCGTCAATCACAAAGTAAAATGGCGCTAGAATACATCACATCAGTTGGTGTTTCAATTACTGTTGAAGAATTAACAAGGATAACAGATTTATTTGTTGAGATTTGTTTAAGACCTCAAGATGATGACCTTAAAAAAAGAATTAAGGCATTAGATAAATGGATAATAGAAAAGAAAACCAATTCATAATGGAAAAGGGAGATTTAGAAGATTACATTAGTAAATTAAAGGAATTAGAAAAAGAAATGTCCGATGAGGGCGGAGAGGACCTATCTTTTATTGGTGAATTAGATTCATTACTAAAACAATTAACAACAGACGTACAAGACAATTACGCCGCGGCAGGATTCACTACCGATGTTAAAATTAAAAAATTAAATCCAAACGCAATTATTCCAACTTATTCTAAGTCTGGAGATGCGGGAATGGACTTAACAATAACCGAAGTTATTAAAAACACAACCGAAGACATTTCTTATGGATTTGGTATTGCGTTAGAGATTCCTGTTGGTTTTGTTGGGTTAGTTTTCCCAAGGTCATCAATTCGTAAAACAGACCTATTATTAACGAACTCAGTAGGCGTAATTGATAGTGGTTATAGAGGTGAAATTCAAGCAACATTTAAAAAAACACTAGGAGATTCGTCAGTTATTTATGAAATAGGTGAAAGAGGAGCTCAAATCGTTATTTTACCTTACCCAAAGATTAATTTTGTCAATTCTGACAGTCTTTCCGAAACCGATAGAGGTGAGGGTGGATTTGGTAGTACTGGGAAATAGGTGATATTTATTAATAATAAATTAGAATTTAAAAACAAAATATTTTGGCAGTAAAACCCAGAGCTAGTAAAACTCAACCACCTGTGTTAGTGGAAGAAAGAAAAACATCACATAAAGAAAGAATTAGACAAATAATAAAGAAGCCAAAAGAGAAATTCTTAACCAAAAACCAAGAAATTTATTGGGACATTCTTGGTGAAAATCAAATCACATTGTGTTTTGGACCCGCGGGTGTTGGTAAATCATATATTGCAATGAAAAGGGCGATAGACCTATTATATGATGATTCTAACAAGTATGAGAAGATTATTATAGTTAGACCTGCAGTTGAGGCCGAAGAGAAATTGGGGTCACTACCAGGTGGATTGGAAGAAAAATTAGATCCATACATTTACCCCTCATACTATCTATTAAACAAAATTATAGGTAAAGAATCGAGAGAACGTTTAAAAGATGAGGGTTATATTGAGGTTGCAGCCTTAGCGTATATGAGAGGTTGGAACGTAGATAACACCATACTTGTTTTTGAGGAGGCACAAAACGCAAGTCCATCACAAGTTAAATTATTACTTACTCGTATCGGATTTAGCTCTAAATTTTTCTTATCTGGTGACCTCGAACAATCAGATAAATTTAGAGACAAAACTAAGTCAGGTTTATATGACGCAAAAAAAAGATTACACGATTTAAAAGGTATTGGAATTTTTGAATTTGGTATGGAAGATATAGTTAGGAATCCAATCATCGGAGAAATTTTAAATAGATACGATTAATTGTAAAATATTACAATTTGACTCCATATAATAATGCGAATAGGGTTTACTTATAACCTTATTCGCATTATCTTTTTCCATATGGAAATATACATTAGCATAGATGGAGTTTTAAGAAACCTCATTCAAAAATTTAACTATCACTACAAAGATGCGTTTTTACAATCTGAGTTCGAAAATGAAAATGATTTCGAATATGACATCGTATATCCAATCCAAAACGACAACTTACTTAACTCATACAAATTTCAATCATTGGAAGAGTTTGAGTTTTTCACTTACATAGAATATCCCATTGAAATTTTTGGTCACGCGGGCATCAGTTACCCAACCTCAATCTCAGATTTAAATAAAATTATTTTTGATAATCTACAACATAACATCACAGTGATTGGTGTTGATGAAGTTGGTAAATCAAAACCTGCAACATTATTCTTTCTTTCAAAAAATGGTTTTTTAGGTAATAACATTAAATTCATAAAATCTAATGATATTGAAAATGAATGGGAGAAATGTGATATGTGGGTTACAGATAATAAGAAAATTATTGATTTAAAACCTGAAGGGAAGAGTGTTATTAAATTTCAAACCACTTATAATGAACACTTTACAAATGAAAAAGAAATAACTAAATTAACAGAAATAAAAGAATTATGGTCGAACTCTTTGGAAAATCCTACTACATTGACATTGACGGAATCACTGAAAAATGTAGAACCGGAAATGTAATAAAAGATGATGAAGGCGAAACCTTAGAAATTAACATCTTTAAATATGAAATCATTAAAATGTGTTTAGAAAGAGTTTTAAATGATTTTGAAGATGTTGATGAAGAAATGGGAGTCTTTGGAGGTAATAATGTAAATGTATCATTAAAGATTGCATTTAACACACTAATAAAATACGGAATATTAATTGAAGATGATGAATAAAGAAAACATAGAAAACATAGAAAAACTAGAGTCAGCCTTAGGTAGGTTAGACAAAAACGAAAACGTCGTATATTTTTTAACATACGATACAAAAAATAATCCAAGAGCGGCGGTAAAACATATCTACGATATGGCGTTGACCTTAAACCAAAATGGTTATACTTCTAAAATTTTAGTTGAGGATAACACATATGGAGGTGTGTCTCATTGGTTAGACGGTGAGTATAACGATATACCCGTTGTAGCTATTAAAGACGATAAGGTCGAAATAAAAATTGATGATGTGTTGGTGGTACCTGAATATTATTCAAACGTACTTCAACAACTATCGAGTATTAAATGTGTTAAAATTATGTTGATACAACAGAAAGATTACATATTTGATACATTACCAGTTGGTAGTAAATGGTCGGATTATGGATTTGATAAAGCTATAACCACAACAGAAGCGTCTAAAAAATATATCTTAGAGTTTTTCCCAGAGGCTATTGTACATATTATACCTCCAATTATTGGTGAACATTTTAAACCATCTGAAAAACCATTAAAACCATTTATTAGTATTAGTTGTAGAGATCGAGTTATTCATAGAAGAATAATTTCGGAATTCTATTTAAAATTTCCACAACTTAGGTGGATAACATTTAGGGATATGGTTCAAATATCATATAGTGAATTTGCTGACGCGATAAACGAATGTATGGTTTCTGTTTGGGTTGATGATGAATCAACATTTGGTACATTCCCATTAGAATCAATAAAATGTGGAATACCGGTTATTGGAAAAATTCCTAATGTTGAACCTGATTGGTTAGATGAAAATGGAATGTGGACATATGATTCTAATAAAATTGTTGAAATTTTAGGAACGTATGTTTTAGCTTGGTTAGAGGGAGTAGAATTAAAAGATGAGGTTAAACAAAAAATGGCCGAAACTTTATTACCATACGAAGAGTCAGTCACCAAAAATAATATTTTGTCAATTTTCAATTCATTTAGAAGTAAAAGAGTTGAAACAATACAAAAAGCATTAGATAAATTAAAAGTAGAAGAAAATGTATAAAAAAGATATTACAGTTTTAATTCCCGTTCATAGAATTGACGGAGACTATAAAGAAATGTTAGTAAACGCATTATCATCTGTGGAACCGTTCCATAATGATGTTGTGGTTACCATTGTATGTCCAACATCGGTAAAAAAAGACTTAGGTCAATTATCGGATAAAATCGATATTAATATAGTGGAAAATAAGGGTAAGACAGATTTTTGTTCACAAATAAATCTTGGTTTAGAAAAATGTGATACTACCTGGTTCACAATTTTAGAAATGGATGACGAATTTAAATCTATATGGTTAAAATCCGTAAACGAATACATTAAAGAGTATAATGAGGTTGATGTGTTTTTACCAATAGTAAAAGATGTGAATGTTAATGGTAACTTTTTAAGTTTCACTAACGAATCAACTTGGGCTTACGGTTTTGTTGAGAAACAAGGGTTTTTAGATAATGAAACACTATTGGAATATCAAAATTATCAAACAAGTGGAGGTTTATTTAAAACTAAAGTTGTTAAAGATAATGGAGGATTAAAAGACAACATTAAACTGACATTTAATTACGAATTATTATTAAGATTAACCCACAATGGTGTTAAAGTTATGTCAATTCCAAGAATTGGATATCAACACGTTAATTTTAGAGAAGATTCACTATTTTGGAATTATAAAAACGATGAATCGGTAAAGTTAGAAGAAAACGAAGTTAAATTTTGGTTAGAAACAGCTAAAAAGGAATTTTTCTTTAAAAATAAACGAGATATTAAATATGCGGAAGCTTAATGCCAAGACCAAGAACCCAAAAAATATATTTTGGGGAGGATCAAGAGAAGGCGGTAGTCAATTACTTAGAAAGTACTGATGAAACAGAAAGAAATAAGATATTCAATGAATATTTACGTGAACCCCTAATTATAATGGTCGAATCAATCATTCGACGTTATAAACTTTATAGAAAAGATATGGAATTTGAAGAAATTCATAATGACACTTTGTCTTTTCTTATTACAAAAATTAGTAAATTCGACCATACTAAAAACCATAAGGCATATTCGTATTTCGGTACAATTTGTAAAAACTACCTTATGGGTGCCATTCAAAAAGACACTAAGGAACAAAACCGTAGTGTCTCTTATGATGATATATCCTCATCAATTGAGGATAGACCAGATTTATCCTACACTATAGACGCTTTTCAATTAGATTATAGGGACGTTGTTATTAAATTAACCAACGAATTAGAACAATTTGTTGAAAATGAAGATTTAACCGAAAATGAACGAAAATTAGGTTACGCCCTACTTGAAATTTTCAGTAATTTCGATAAGATATTTCAAGTTGGTGATGGTAATAAATTTAACAAAAACCTTATTCTACTTTCATTAAGAGAGATGACCGCTCTATCAACTAAAGAAATACGTATTTCCCTTAAGAGGTTTAAAAAACTATATAGTGGAATAATGATAGGGTTTTTAGAATAAATCTATTTATAGATATGAGAGAGAGAAAAAATAATATTACGTTGGATGTAGATTCAGCATTATCCTTAATGCAGGAAATCTACAATGATGTTGTTGAAAACAGAAACACCGCGTCTTTGATTATGAAAAAGATGCTTTCTTTTATGAAAGACGCTGAAGATATGAGCGTAATTGGTCCCGTTATAAAGGAACAACAAAAAATCCTTAATGAGTGTACCGAAAAGAAAATATCACTTGTAAAACTACAAAGTGTTATGTTAAAACAATCACAAGGGTCGGGGTCATCACGTGGTGGACCAATGGGTAAATTAGAGTTAACCGATGAAGATAGAGAACTTTTAGATAAATTGGTTAATGATGGTAACGATTCTAAAACTAACAACTATACGGTATAATGAGTAAACTTAAAGATACTAAGGCTAGGTTACAATCAAAACTAGAGGTCATCAAAAAAATAAATGATGACCCTAATAGTTTAGTGGATAGTCTTTCCGATAAACTTCTTAAAGATTTACCATCGACAGAACAACTTTTTGGTAAAAAATTAGACGATTTTTTAAATAAGGCTAAACGTAAAAAGGAAAATAAAAAAGACATCTTTGGTGATTTAATTGAAATTGCTGAGGGATTTTTAAGTTCTGGTAAAAAGGTAGAATCGTCAGATAAGTTGTTGGCGAAGGGTAGACTAAAACAACACGGTTTAACCGCATCTAAAAAAACATTAGAAGCAAGTAAAGAAATTGTTACAAGTAGTGTTAAGAAGGCGTTTTTTGCGGGTGACGGTATTTGTGGAGCAAATCTTACATTAAGTGGAATTAATGTGGAAATAAAACCCGAAGAAATAGATTTAATGAATATATTGACTGTTGACCCAACAACTTCAACAGGTCAAATTGTTTATGAACAACTTTCACCAAATAAAGGTAAAGAAAAAGTTAATAGAGAATTATATTCCATTTTTTCTGGTGGGACATATCAATTTGATTCCAATAACAACAATACACTTTTTAAAGCACAATGGAATCAATCGACTCAAGTTTTTAACGTTACCGATTTTAATGGTTTAAATGTTGAGACATTTTTTAATGATTATTATTCCACAATGGAACTTCCCGACATTCAACACATCACCAAAACGGCTATGTTAATGACTATTCAAGGTGATGGTAGTGATAATCCATTGTTTAATAAAGGAATGAATAATGTTAATAGATTATTACAAAAACTATGTGCCATTTGTGGCACCCCAACAAAAAAGGACGAATTAAAAAATCAAAACGCTGTTGATATGTTTAACGAGACAGATGAAGATATCGAATCTTATTTTGATTTTGATGATGTTGAGGGAATTGATTTAGACGACGAAGATTCTAAATTTAGAAAGGTATTGAAGTTTAGAGATTGTGATAATTTTGAGACACCAGTAAATCCATCAACAATTGAAGATTTTGTTTATTTTACTAATAAAAAACCACTAAACGAATTAGTTGATTCCACTTTAGGTAGAACGGCAACTCAAGCATATATAGATTCTGGAAGCAGTATCCCACCCATTAATTTTAATTTAAATTTAATTAATTTATTTATTTTAAATTTACCTAAAGCATTAATATCTAGTTTATTATCACCTAAGATTTTTTTACCAATTGTTATAGTATATAAAGTTGTAAAATCAATTACAAATCAAGCCATTAATGTTAAAATACTAATGAAGATGTTGTCTAAATTGTTTAATACAATTATTAGTCAACTTTTATGGAGATTTTTACAAGAATTTTGGAAATTGGTCAAAATAGATTTAATAGCATTTGTATTAAAAATTGTTAAGAAAATATTGAAAAATAAATTCAAAAGATATCTAACAATTTTAAAGTCGTTAATTGCGTTTTTACTTAAAATACTTGATCAACAAATTGACAACTGTTATGCCTTATTTAGCGCGGTTATTGGTGCTATAACTGCAGCATTGTCTGCAAACATATCATTAAAGGTTCCGGGTATATTGCTAATATTGTCTGACTTGTTACCAGGTTATAGTCAGGATAGAGCGTTTATGAATATAATGGAAAGGGTATCGGCTTCTGGTGTCAAAACGGGGCCAATATTTGGTGAAACAAATAATATCGGTACTTTAGTTAAATCTATAATAGACGGAAACACAGAAGAAATAGATCAGAATTCATTTATAAAAATATCATTAAAAGGTGGGGTATTACCGGGACCATCTGGAGGCGCGGTTATTATTCCTGGTTTAATTTCTGGAGTTGGTAAAATGTTTTAAAATGGATAAAAATAAAATAATAGAAATAACTAATGACGTTCAAAATAAATCAAATAAAGATTTATTTGTTGTATTAGATGAATTAGGTGCTGAATTTGAAAAAACAAAAACTTTAATTATAGACTTAACTAGACATTTAGAAGCTGTTGAGGATTTATATAATAAGGTTAATAAAGAAATAGAAAAAAGAACTAAATCGTAATGAAGATTATTGACATTGGTATTTGTATTGACAACGTTGACCCGAAAGGATTGGGTAGAATTCGTTGTGTACGATATTCAGATTATGTGGGTATAAAGGAGAAAGCGTTAACGTATGAATCTTGGAGTAAGAATGATTTATTTGTTGCCTTACCATTCCTACCTACAAATATTAATTTTATTCCTGAAATTAACCAATCAGTAAAAATTCTTAATTACAACACAGATAAATCTAACACCAATCAAGAATATATTGCGGGTCCATTTACTACTATGTTTGATTTTAATAGTCAAACATTCTCACAACAAATTGACAATACAACATATGGTAATGCAAATAAAGAGAGGGAAAGTATAGTAGATAATAAAGATAACTATATAGATAAAAGATCTGAATCATCTTTTGCGAAGAAATCTGATTACGGTGTTTATGGAAAGTATGGTTCCGATATTATATTCACAGAGAATGGTCTTCAATTAAGAGGGGGAAAGTTATTATCAAAAGGTGCTGCAAGTCCATCTAACAGAAAGAAAATGTTAACTTACCCAATAATGGGTAAAAGACCAGGAGCAACTTTATCATTAAAGAAATTCCCTAAAAAAATGGTTCTAAAGGAAAAAGAAAGAATCAAAGTTGACACTGAAGTAAAAGACATAAAATATATTTTAGAATATCAAATAGACAAATTAACCGACACAACAAAAGTTGAATTTTTTCTATATAAAATATTGAAAACTTTTGGTCAGGTAACTAAAACTAGTTTCTTTAATGAGACTACACCTTTACCGATGAGTGTATTAAAATTAGTCAATACTGACAAAACAGATTCCACACCAACCTTTATAATCGATATAACAACGAGTAATATTAATTTTATTCATAGTGAAATTAATAACATTTTTTATACCATACTAGATAGAGGACTAAAAGGGTTATTAAGAAGTTTTGGAGATTTATTCTCACAACTTTCTAATAATGATTTACCCAAAGAAGGTGAAGATTTTCCATTATTTTTTAGACCATCAGTAAAGTTCATTGAAATGACACCGTTAACGGTAACCGAAGAAACGGACAAGGAGACCATCTTATCAAAGATTAAAATGTTTAATATAGGTCCAAAAAGTGGGTTAATTTGGTCTCAAACTCAATTAACACCACCACTTAAAAAACAAAAAATTAAAACCACACAATTAAAGACAATCAGTGCTTCTCCTGAACAAACATTTGCAGCACTAAAATCTGACAAATTATTTTTACTTTCAACAGACACTAATGAAACAGAGAAGTCGATTAATTTTAATGTATTAGACAAATACGAATATACCCAAGAAGATTATATAAAAAATATTGAACCTAACACATATTCCACAGTTAGGGGTGAGAATCTTCTAAGATTGTTACAACAGTTGATTTTACTCCTTTATAAGCACGAACACAACGTAGTTGGACCTCCAGTTCTGAACTCAGAAGTCGATGAATATATGCAATTACAAGAGTTACTTAAAAGTATTGAAAATGATCTCTTGAACAAATCGATTAGAATCAATTAATTTGATATTTATAAAATAAAAGAGAGATGTCATATTTTCGTTCATATTTTGAAAAAAATAATACAATCATTAAAAACTCCCAGGTTAATACTGCAAAGAACCCAACTACGGAGATTTTTTATGGTTCAGGATTTTCTAAATTCATATTCAAAGTTGATTTTAGTGAATTAAAAAATAAAATCGATTTAGGTGAATACGTCATTAATAGTGACACCAAACACACCTTACATTTAACCAACACTATATTTGGCGATGAAACGTTTTTAGGGGCTAAAAGGGGGTCAGGAAGACAAAGAACCAACTCATTTGATGTTATAGTTTTTAAAATATCTGAATTTTGGGATGAAGGTTTAGGTTTTGACTATGAAGATGGTGGTTACGATTTTACCACAGGTAACGAAACTTTTGATGAAAGACCATCTAATTGGTTTAATAGAACAACATTAAATTCTTGGACTACGGAAGGTGTTTATGCTAATACCCCAACTATAGTTACAACGATGCATTTTGACAATGGAAACGAGGATTTAGATGTAGATATTACTCAATATGTTAACGGAATTTTAGTTAGTGGTAATACAAATCACGGTTTAGGTTTATCTTTTGCGGTACTTTATCAAGACGTAACAGCTGAAATTGACCAATCCGTTGCTTTCTTTACAAAATATACACAAACATTTTTTGAACCGTACGTTGAGACTTATTTTAACGATAGGATTAACGATGACAGATTAAATTTTATTGAAAAAACAATTCAGAATTTATATCTATATGTAACTAAAGGTACTAATTTTTATGATTTAGGAAATATACCTAGAGTCGATATATTAGATAGTAATAATGTCGTCATCAGTGGTTTAAGTAATTTAGTACCTATAAAAGTTAAAAAAGGTGTATATAAGGTTAGCTTTGGTTTAAATGGTGTTCTATGTGATGGTAAACGTTTCTTTTATGATAAGTGGAAATTATTATCTTTAGATGGTATATCCATTGCGGATGCTAGACAAAAATTTATACCAAAACCCTATACGTCACTTTATACTGTTGGTGAAAATCAGACAGAATTAGAAAGATATGCAATACAATACTCTGGTATTAAATTAAATGAGAAAATAATTAAGGGAGAGAAAAGAAAAATTGTAGTTAAGTTCAGGTCTATAAATCAACCGAAAACCGAACTATTTGATGAGGTATACTATAGAATGTTTATTAAGGAAGGTAGAACTAATGTAATAGTTCACGATTGGACTCAATTAGATGTAACAAATGAGAATTCGTTTACATTGTTTACCGAAAACTACATACCAAGAGAATATTGGATAGAATTAAAAGGTAAAACACATACCGAAGAAATATTCTATGATGACTATATAAAATTTGAAATTGTATCAGAAAAGTAATATTTATGAATATGAAAATAAATGAATTAATTAAAAAACACCTAAATAAGGTTGTTAATGAAAACAAATCAACTGAAAATTATATGTTTTTCAGTAACATACAACAAATACACAGACAATGTGAAATGTTGATGAAAATGAATCCTCAAGAATTAGATCAAATTATTCAAAATGGTCACGATTGGGCTGATGATCACGTATCTGAAGCTAAGAACAATATGGACCAAGTTTTTGATTTCTTTATGAATGAAACTAAAAGTAAAGATAAACAAGATGTTACTGCTGATATGGATCAGTTTAGTATGAATGAAGAAGGACAACTTGACGAAAAATGTTGGGATGGATATAAACGAATTGGTTCTAAGATGAAGAACGGTAAAAAAGTTCCAAATTGTGTACCTGTAAGTGAAGCAAAAAGTCCTAAACAACAAGCGGCAATCGCTATCAATATGAAGAAAAAAGGTGTCGAACCTAAAAATGAATCATATGGTGAAATAGACGAGAGTAAGAACTGTCCAACCGACCCCGCAAAATGGTCAGCATCTAAAGCGGCGGCTAAAGCTAAATTTGATGTGTATCCATCCGCTTACGCCAATGGTTGGGCGGCTAAGAATTATAAAGCAAAGGGTGGTGGATGGAAAAAATGTAAATAGATGAACTTACAAGAGAACATACAAAGGATTAAACAAATGATGATTTCTGAGGAGATGGTACAATCCGATGCTTGGAAATCTATAAAGAAAACATTGGATGTTCTTAAAAATAAGAAAAAAGTTTTACTATTAAGTTGTTCTAATAGACATAATTGGGACAAAAATGATATCGATATTCCTAAGTCTAAAATGATTGCAATGTACCTCAATGAAGAATTGGGTGACAAATCAAAATTAATGGACGTATCAGAACTAAACATAGTTCCTTGTGAAGGTAATGTGTCAAGAAAAGATGGTAATAGTTGTGGTTTGTTAAAAGCAAAACTCAAGGATAAAGATAAAAATCCAACTGGTCATCATAGATGTTGGGCTAGTATAAACAACCCCAAAGATGAACTTTGGAAAATAAGTAAAGAACTATTTGAGTCCGATGCTGTGATATTTTTAAGTTCCGTTAGATGGGGACAAACTAATATGTTTTATCAAAATCTAATAGAACGTCTAACTTGGATAGAAAATAGACACACAGCGTTAGGTGAATCTAATTTAGTTAAAGACATTGAAACAGGATTTATATGTACGGGACAAAATTTTAATGGTGTAAATGTTAACGATTTACAGAAGAAAGTTCACGAATTTTATGGTTTTAAAATAAATGATGATTTATATTGGAATTGGCAATATTCTAAAAATGTAAACGACGAATCATTAAAATCATATAGAGATTCACATAAAAAATTTATAAAAGACACTAAATTATAGTATGAAAATTATTATAACCGAAAATCAAAAAAATACAATTATGAATAATAGTAATTGGGAGGAAGTAAGTGGTAAATTAATTAAAACATATTATTTTAAAGACTATAAGGAGGTTATGTCATTTGTGAATGAGGTTATGAAGATTGCTAACAAACAGAATCATCACCCCGATATGACAGTTCATTACGATAATGTGAAGTTATCCATTACGGATCACGATAAAGGTAAGGTATCTGACAAGTGTCATAAATTTGTTAATGAGGTAGATAAAATTAAATAATATGAATATCATTGTTTCAAAAGAAGATAAAGAATATATCAATGAATGTCTTAAGTCTGGTGAGGTTTTAAAAGAAGACCTAAGAAGATGGTTTAAAGAAAAATGGGTTGATGTAAGTAAGAAAGTAGATGGTAAACATCCACCTTGTGGTCGAAAAGACGCAGATGGAAAATCCTATCCAAAATGTAGACCTTCTAAAAAGGTATCTAATGAAACTCCAAAAATTGCTTCATCTTATGATAAAAAGGAAAAGAAGGAGATGACATCACAAAAAAGAAGAGCAGAAAAGAAAGACCCAAAAGTTGGTAAAGGAAACAAACCAACTATGACCAAGTTTGATGAAGAAAGTAGTGTTGACGAAAGAAGTAGAAGTTTCGCATTTACAAGAAAAAAAAGGTTGTTTAGTCGACCAGAAAGAATGTCAAATCCTCTTAGATATAGAGAGGTGGATAGATTATCTGAAAGTGTGGAAAAAAGAACAATTATTCAAATATCCGAAGAACAATTTGAAAGATTATTTGAATACAATGAAGAAACTCCAGTTTTAATATATGAAGATGAATATGGTTCCATTGAAAAAACAAATTTTGAATCTGAGGGATTTTTATTAAATGAAGCGGAATACCAAGGACGTAAGGTTCAATTAGGTAAAATAATGCAAGGTGACATCAAGAAGTTTAAAGTATACGTTAAGAACGATAAAGGTAAAGTTGTTAAGGTAAACTTTGGATTTGGTGGTAAATCTGCTAAAGGTAAAAGAATGGTTATCAAAAAGAATAACCCCGCAAGACGCAAATCATTCAGAGCACGTATGAATTGTGATAATCCTGGTCCACGTTGGAAACCAAGATATTGGGCTTGTAGAACTTGGTAATTAGTAGTAGATTACATCAACATCACATTCACCCAATAACTCAAGACTTTTCTTTTGGGATTCATCCCACTTATCTTTATTCTTAGTTGTACAAACCTGTTTACAATAAACGGTTTTAATCCCACTATTAACAATACCCCTTGCACAGTCCATACACGGTAATCCCGATGTAAGGTATATTGTAGAGTTTTTTAATGACACACCAATACGAGCGGCGTTATAAATCGCGTTACGTTCTGCGTGTTCCATCCAGAAGTATTTTTCTGGTCTCTCCTGACGTTCTGGTAAAGAATCGTCCAATCCCCTCGGAAATGAATTATAACCCGTAGAAAGGACCTCTTTGTCCTCCCCAACGATAACTGCACCTATCTGTGTTGATTGGTCCTTAGATTTCTGTTTAACCTGTTCCGCAATGTTTAAAAAATATTCAGTCCACTCCATATTAAATTAGTTTTTGTTTTGCCCAATAATATAACAACCCGGTTGCATATCTATGTAAATTTTTGGCCTCTTTCTTTAATATTAGGTTCCCAATTTGCACTAAATGTGATTTATTTGTCAAATCTATTCCAATAATGTATCCCCCATCAGATTTATCGTAAGTTGTCTCTTTCATTGGTGGAAAATACTTTCCCTCATCGTCGAGTTTCAACGTCCTAATCATTTCTGTCTTATTCATTTTACATTCTATACTTCTAGAATATATTAATTTCTCTAAGACATCTAACCTTAATTTACTGTAATCAACCTCTGACATACCACAAATATATGAATTTTTTTGGAATATACGAATAATAAAAAAACCCCCACATTTCTGAGGGGGTCTTTAGTATGATAAATCCTAAGATTATCTTAATGTATCCAAACTGAATGTAACGATACCTTGTACATCAATTACACCAAAGTAACGGTTGTTTACCATTTTCTTTGCGTAACGTGTCATAATACCCTTTATAGGGGTCATATTGAACGGATTGTACATAGTAGGAGTTAATTGTAATGGAACGTACGGTGCGTAGATGTAACCAGCGTCTAACAATGATTTACCTTTGTGTCCAATCAAGATTTTTCCTGCTGGGAAGTAAGGGTCACGGTATACTTGGTAACGACCTGCTAATGTACCTACTTTTTCAATACCCATATTGTATTGATCTTGCTCTGGATGAGCGTTAGATACGTGGAAGTACTCTAAATCATCAAATACTGCAGAAACTTCTGAAGAAACAACGATCCAGTTAGCACCACCTCTTAAAGTAGTTTTGTGAATTTGAGCTGAAACTTGGTTGATCTTAGTGATCAAAGTTTGGTTCCAATCTTTTTGAGTGTAACCTTGTAATGTTGCACCAGATGCACCACCGTATTTCCACTCATTGTAATCCCATTTAGCTTTCCAAGCTGCACCTTTACGTAAATCACGTAAGATTTCACGGTCAACCTCAGCTGCGATTTGCTCAGATAACAATGCAGTTAACTCAGCTTCAGCGTCGATGTTGTGGAATGCACTAACGTCTTGAGCCAATTCTGGAGACCAGCTAGCTCTTAATTTTCTTTCAGTTACAGAAACTGTTACAGAAGAAAGATCGAAAGATACCTCACCAATTTGATCTTCAAATTCTAAAGATGCATATTGACGATAAGTTGCTACGAAGTCAGCACCTACCACAGTAACCGCACCTGCTGGTGTGAATTTAGCGAATCCTGTAGTTGCAGAATATGTTTCCAAATCTACATTTAAGAAGATTGTACCATTTTCATCACAGATGTCTTGATATCCAGCACCGTTAGCAGAATCAAATCTTTTTGCACCGTATTCAACAATACCTTTACCGTATTTTTGAGTAACTACTGTAAATGGTAATGAAGCTCCAGATCTAACTTTAGCAGATGAAATCTGTAAAGACGCTAAGAACTCTTCTGTATCCATTTCGTTACCGTCTGGACCAGCTAATTTACCTTGGCCTGGTTTAGAGAAACCTGTTAACTTAACAATCACACTTGATGATGGAGTTGAACCTGAAGCCAATGTTACTGCAGAACTTTCAACACCAGTTGCGAAAGTAACAATAGATGTACCAGTTAAAGATACTGAAGTGATTGCTCCTTTAGAGTAATCAAACAATCCTTGATCTGCGTCATCTCCACCTTCGTAGAATCTGTCGTATAAGTTATTTCCTGTATAACCAGTAGAAGCACTTGCTCCACCAGCACCACCAGGGATACCGTATGGAGAATAATGAGCTCCTGAATTTCTTTCCTGAATTTTAGGAACGAAGAAGAATAATTTACCAATTGGTAAGTTCATAGCTTGTACAGACACGATGTCGTTAGCTAATAATTTAGAGAATACACGACGGATAATTGGGAAAACTACAGTCTCGAAAGAACCAGACGCATCAGCTACTGCTGCTTCGTTGATTAAGTGTGACGCTTGGTTTTCATACAATTGCGCGATGTTATCTTTTTGGTGACCTTCTAGACCTTCTAAGAATCCTAGTTCGTCCCATTTTTTGATGGTATCTTCTTTGATAACTCTAAGGTGTTTTAACCCGATGTTACCAACCATACCGCTTTCTAATAATGCTCCCATTTTAATATTGGTTTTAATTTTTTATTTATTATTTTATTTTACTCATTAAATCTTTCATTCTTCTAAATTGTGGATTCTCATAAGCTTTCGCCTCAGATAATACCTCTTGAGAAGATGAAGATGATGGAGTGTTAGAGATTTTCTCAACTACTGATTCAGTTACTGTCATTTTAGTACCTAATTCAGATTTTATTGTACTGAACAAGTTTTTAGCTTCGTTCATAGTTGAAATTGAATCAAATCTCTTTAATATGTTCAATTTCTCTTGTTTTGTGGTAGAATGTTCTGTGAACAAACGAGTAGCGTAAGCTAAGTTTGCGTTAAACACTGCAACTTCGTTAAGTTTTTCTTTGAAAAGAATTAAAGCCTTTTTGTACTCAGAATTTTGTTTCTTAAGTGTTTCAACTTCTTCGTTCATTTCTTTACGACCTGCTTGGTATTTTGTTTTTTGAGCTGGTCCTCTAACTCCTGTTCCAAATGTTCTTGCAGCTTCTGTAGCTTCAACTTCTTTACCATCTCCCTCAGATTCTTCTTCAGAAACCTCAGTCTCTTCTTCTTCATCTTCGTCTAACTCAATTTCGTAGATAGTTTCTTCACCTAATTCTGGCGTTTCTTCAGAGTCATCTCCGAATTCGTCAGCTACAGGTGATTCATTTTCTCCACCATCAAGTTTGATGATATACTCGTCATCACCCAAGTCAAGATTAAGGTCATTACCGTCTTTCTTAACAACAATACCATCTTCTGGTTTCATTGCTTTGAAAACTTTTAAAACTTCATCATCTGAAGCTCCGGTCATATCCATTACATCTTCATCATCTGTGTCTACGTCATCAAAAGATGGCATTTCAACTTCTTCTTCATCATCAGACATTTCGTCTTCAGAATCCATAGATTCAATGTCCTTACTTGGATCATCATTATCAAGGTCATCAACATTTTCAGAATCGTCTTCACCTTCTTCATCGTCGGCTACTGGTTGTTCTGACATATCATTTGTTTCCTTTTCAATAGGTTCAGTAGAATCATCTCCAAATTCAGGAGTTTTTTCTTCTTTATCCTCTTCTTCCGATTCTTTAAGCAAATCATTTAGTTCTTGTTTCATTGTTGAAGCAAGTATACCCTTTGCATTTTGCTTTACTGCTTCTTCAAGTGTTTGAACTTGAAGTAACGCTTGTTCTAAAATGGATTTCTCGGTCATTTTTTTTGTTTTATTACTTTATAAATATTACGGTTTTATGGAAAATTCTCTTTTCTAGTATTAGAAACCTTAAAAAATTGATTATTTAGATAAAAATTTATCTAAACCCCCCATTAATTTTTTCATTCGGTCATCAAGTATCGGATTTTCCTGTACCGATTCTTGATAGTGTTCTCTGTCTGATAAGTCTGCAAATACATAAGCCCCTGGAGTAGATGGTGACGATACTAAATCAAAACAAACTAATTCAAAATCTTCCTGAACTACATTTTGACCTTTTACGTTCTTTAATGACCCCACTCCACGAGAAGATATACCAAGAGTTGCTCCGTTCATAATTAACATTGCAGCTTGATCTCCTTTAGTAGATACAATACCCATCTTTCTCCAACCTGGAGAAGTGAATAATTTTATTTTACCCATTAACATTTTTCCTTCCCACCAAGTCTCAAGAATAGAGTGTGAAACTCTATCTAAATCAATAAGTGATGAGGATGGGTGGTTTAATTCGTTAAGGGCACCACCTTTTTTAATAAGTTGTTGATATTTTTGTTCTTCTCTCTTAAGAATGACTTCGGGATAGATTCTCCCGTTTTTGTTTGGGGTATCGTATTTTTGTAAAACGGCATAAAGGATAAGGTCTTGTGAAAAGTCCATATCCTTCATCTCCGATATAATTTTTTTGTTGTCTTCGGGGGAAACGTGTCCAGCATCGTATTCGATTAATATTCCTCTCCCCGTTTCATTCGGACCTAATATCTTCATTTATAGTTTCTATTAATACTATAAATACAACGATATATAAGTTATTTCTTGTTTTTGTAGAAGTTAAAGAGATTTTTATTGTATAACCTATCGTCAATGATAGATTTTATAATCTCTTTAATGGATAATTTAACGTGTTTAGACTTAACATCAAAGAAATTATCAACATATAATGTAACCTCAAGGTTCATAAATGACCTTTTATTTAATTTTATACCCTTTGTTCTAATATCTAAATCTACAATAGATTGAGGTTTGAAATTTTCATTTTTTAAATTATAAATTATTTCTTTAATTCCCCTTCTAGTTTTATTAATCAGATAATCAAAATCATCGGTATCGTTATTTGGTTCTACCCAAGCATTTAGTTTTAAGTAAATTGTTTTTAAGTTTTTAAAGTCTACGGTTCCGTACCCTATTTTTACTTCATTGTATTCTCCAAGGGAGATATACTTTCCTGTTTTCATTTATATTTTCATATTATTTTTATTTATGGTGTTAAAAAAATATAAACTAAAATATTTGAAATACCAAAAAACATTTAGTATATTTGGGATATAATTATAGATATGTTATATATTAAAGTAGACAGTAATAGGGGAATTGAGGGAGCTCTAAAGCTGTATAAAAATAAGGTTCGTAATACCAAACAAATTCAAGAGTTAAGAGAAAGACAAGAATTTGTTAAACCCTCCGTTGTGAAAAGAACTCAACGTCTAAAGGCAACGTACATACAACAAATTAAAAATGGTCTTGATTAAACAAGACCATTTTTTAACTGTGTAAGTCGATAATAATTGTATTTGGATAAATCCATATCTTGAACCTCATCCTTTACTTTACTTAATTTAGTAGTTAAGTCATTGTCGTTAGATTCACTCAAAAGTGAACTAACTTTATTAAGAATAGATTCTTTTAGTTCTGTAGTTTTAGAAACTAAATCTTCATTTGAAATTGAAAGAATAGTTTTTAATTCTGTTTGTTGATTTTGGTCTAGATTATTAGTGTATAATACGTTAAAGTTATTTGCTAAAACAGCGTTTAATAGATTCTCATTTGAGGTATACGTATCTAATCCTGATTCTTTAATTTCTTTCTTTTTAGTTAAATGTTCTACTAATTTTTTCTTTGCCACTACCTTCTTGTCGATATTTTTTAAACTATCTTCTTCCAATAGTTCATCAATTGAGTCATATAATTCATTCTCATCAATCTGAGTACTGTAAACAGACATATTAATCACTTCACAGAAATCCTTAACTTTGGTTGCCTTTTGTTTTAATATGTTTCCAACTTCCTCAACATATAACCTTGCAGTTTCTTTATCATCAAAGTATTTGTTTTCGATTTCTTCGTAAAACATATACATTTCTTTAAAGTCTTTATTTTTCTTAACTACTTTAATTAAGTTCTTGGTGTTATTTTTAAGTTCTCCTTGCTCGTAAGCCTCGGTTATCTTTTTCAATAACTTGGATTTAATCTTCCCGAAATTGTTCATTTTTAATCGTTTAAAATGTCTTTTATTTTTGTCTCTATCTCATAAATATTACGTTTCGCCTTATCCATATCAAATAAGTCATTAATTGATAATTTTTCGTCACCTAACATCCCTAATATTTTTGATTTCTTAGATTTAGATTCACTAAGTGGAGCTTCTCCTCCCGTATCAGCCGGTGGTGGAGCACCTCCACCCATATCCATTCCACCTCCCGCAGGAGCTTCTCCAGCTGCCCCCGCAGCTTCAGCTGCTTTTCTTTCCTCTTCTGGAATACCGTATTTAGCATCAACCTCATCAAATACACCCGAACGTTTAATAACGTTTTGTGTGTTTGTTAATTCAAATCCCATTGCACGTTCAAGACGTTGTTGTTGTAAATCTAAAATAACTTCAGAATCACTGAACCCAAGAATATTCTTTTTAGCCCAAGTATGTGAAACAGGTAGAATACCAACTTGTGATTGGTCTGAAGTTGCGTCTTTATAAAGAGTAACTTTTTCTTTCCATTGTTCTATGCGTAATAAATCAGATTGTGCCGATGGGTTCGTTAGGGATAATGTAAAATTATTTAATTCATCTTCTAAACCCATAAGGTATAAATGAACTAAAGCAATTTTATTTAATTCCTGAATTAATGATTTTTGAATTCTATTAATCGTTCTAGCAAAACGAATATCCATTAATGCTAAAGTTTTACCCTCACCAACAACTTCCTCAAATCCTAAGAACGCTTTTGGAATACGTAATGCTGCCAATAATTTCTTTTGAATATATTCAATATCTGCAATTTCACCTAAATTTTGAGCTCCAGGTAACGTTTCAATTGGACTTGTTTGTCCTGGGTCACGTACAGGGATGAAATAATCTTGGTCTACCGCCATTTGATTATATCTCATATCAACATTACCATTACGTGGATCAGCAATTGCGTCTCTTTTAAACTTACTTGCCACACGTTGTACATATGCTTCAATATCTTTATCGTCCATATTACCAACGAATACTTTGAATACACGTCTTTCAGGTGCTCTTGATGTTCTATAAATTAACATCGCATCTTCAGCAAGTAAAAGTTGTTTCCAAATTCTTCTGATTTTATCTAACATAGATGTACCGTATGGTAATTTTCTATCGTCACCTAATAATCTAAAGTGTGCAACCTCCCAAGCTTGAAATTCCATCTCCTTGTTTTTCCAAGTAAAACGTAATTCTCTAGTTGGTGATTTAGCGTCTGACATTTGTCCAGGATTCTTAGAAGATGAACCTTCTATTCTTTCTATTTCAATGTTTGGTAATTGTTGTACTCCAATAATACCCTTTTCTGGATCAATTTTTAAGTATACAAAATCATCACCGTACTTACATAAACCTCTAGTCCACATTTGTAAGTTGGTGTTTATGTCTAATTTGTTAACGAACAAATCGTGTAATATTGTTTTAACTCTATCTGATTCTGAAAATATTGTTAATATTTCACCCTTTTCGGATAGTGTTGTGGATTCTTCCGCGTAGATATCTAATGCTGCTGAAATTTCTGGAGTAAACTCCATAGATTCGTAATCGTAATATGCTGCTAATCTATTTGGTTCATAATAAACCGATTGGTTATATAGAGATTGGTCTAATTTAGCCCACTTATCGGCAACGTATTGACTTTGTTGAGCTTGCAACATAGCTTTTTCGTACTCTTCTCTATTATCCGTCTTTAGTATTTGGTCTTTAGAGAAATTAAATGAAGGTGTTTGATTTTTCTTTACCTGATTAGGGTAACCAAACATTCTTGTTAATTTCTGAAAGACTGTGTTATTATTCTCTGCCATCGTATATAAATAGTTTTCTTTATAATATAAACCTTTTTATTTAATTAGGAAACATTATTTACTTTTTCCAAATAACCAAGAGAACTCACGATACATTTCTTTTGGTACGTTATGTGGATTATCCTTATGAAAAAAACTTGGGTCAGTCGCCATAGCCCCGATTGGATCTAATGATGTACCATATGAATAATGTGATTTATTCACATCATATGTTCTTTCTGACATAGTCCAAGACTCCAACATAGCTTTATTGGCGTTTTCTGTCTTTTCAAGTTGATTGAAACAAATATCGGCCGAATAAAGAGCCATCGATAAACTCATAATAGAGTCATCGTGTGATCCTTTCATATGGTCTGGTCTTCCATTCATATAAACAAACGTATTAAGTTCATTTAATAACCTATTTGACCTAACTAAAAATCCCTTTCTTAATGCCTCCTCAAATGCTGCAACAATTTGAGTTCTTTTATTATTAAAGTTTAACCCAGGAATTTTATCTAATGCCTTCTTATTATATTCCCAAATATTCTGAGTATTAATCCCATCAATATAAAGGTTCTTATAATTTAATTCTTGTAATTTTCTTGATGTTGCAACCCCCATACCTCCTGTAATATCAATTACAATAAAGGCGTTACCATATAATATCCCCCATTTATAAGCTACTGAGGCTAAATCATCGGGTGGTATTTTACCAATATATTCTGCAACCTGTTCTCTATCGTCAAAATCAATAATATTAATTGATGAAAAATCCTCACTATCACCTCTACTAACGTCAACCCCCATAATATATCTGTGACCATTAATTGGTTCCTTCCATTGCCAAAACGTCCCTTGCATATATTTTTCAATTGGAACCCTAATCATATTCTTTGCGATATTTTCTTGCATATCACTAGGAATAACACCATCTCCAGAACCTAAAAAATCACATTCTAACTCTTGAGCGATTTTACGTCTATCATATTTAAATTTCTTAGACATACCCTCAAACCAAGACGAAAATGGTTTATACCCTTGTTCAACTAGCTCTTGATATTTTTCAATATCGAAGTCATTAACAACAACCTCATCATCGTTATATTGTTCCCTATTCAACATATAATGACATATGTCACTACATTTAACCCACCTTAAGTCTTTGGTGTATCTCGGGTCTTTAAACCACCTTAAATCGGTTATATGGAAGTCATTAATACCTCTTAATGCTTGGTCGTAAACACCATAGTAAATTTGATCATATCCATTTGGAGTGGAGATAAGAATAATCTTACCACCCGTAGATAGGGATGCCATAGATGCTGCCCAAAAATCATCTCCCGCTTCGATATATGCCGCCTCATCAAAAACAAGTACGGTTGGTGTGAAACCACGAAGTGCATCTGCGGATGTTGCAACCGCCTTAACCTCTGATCCATTATTTAATCTAAATCTACTTTCGGAGTTTTTATCTGGTGAAAACCCAACATTTAACCAGTCGGGCCATTGGTCAATGAAATGTCTAACTTTATTTGCCATTTCAATTGCTGTGTCACGTTTATTCGCAATGATAAGAATTCTTTCGGGGTTCTCAGGTTTTGCTAGTTGTAGTTTTTTTGATAACCAAGCGGCAGTTACGGTTGTTACCCCCGCTTGTCTATATTTTTTAGTAATATTTTCATTATAGTCTTCATAGTCCTGAATCAATTGTATTTGGTCAGGAAATAAGTCCATAGGTACATACTTCTTTTGAGTGTTATCATACGTTTGTAGATACGTTCTCAACGCATAAGGAGTGTCCTTTATAATTTTTGCATATTCTAATAATTGTTCTGCTCTACTATTCATATATATAAATACAAAAAAAGGTGGTAAAACTTACCACCTTCGTATTATCTTGTTCGAATTGGACTGTCGTCTTCGTCGTCTTCGTCCTCCTCATCTGGATTTATACTACCACCGATACCAATTGAATTAAGCCAACCATTAATATCCCCCTGTTCGGTTTCGTCAGTTACATAATCTAAATCATTTCTAAATCTTGATACCGATTCTTCGTAATCTTGATCTCTAAACATTTGATTTATACCTTCCATTAATTCATTCATCAATTGTTTACCTCTATTTGTACCACCTAACACTTCTTTCATAAAAACTAAAAACTTCTTAGCTGGTAATTTAAAAATTTCAAGTAATAAATAATTTTGTAATTCTACTTTATTTTCATCAATTAGAATGTCTTCAGGGAATTGATTTCTAATTCTATCCCAAATTGCGGGTCCTAATCTTAAATCCCACATTTCCTTTTCTAAAGTATCTTCACTATTTTCAACGTCTTCAAAACCATCTTCTGGTTTACCTTGTAAGGCAAATAATTCTAAGGTACCTTTAATAAGCTCGTGAACCAATACAGGGAAATTAATACCTCTAGCAATTACTTTACCTGGACCACCTTCTTCTTCTGGACCTTCAGCACTTTCTTTACCCGCTGAGGAACCACCTAAACCTTTTATGGTATCATCACTTAATTGCCAATAATTTAAATCATTGATTGACATTAATGTACCATATAAGTTTAAAATGTTTTGATTTCCCGTAATTTGTTGTAATCTTTCGGGTAGTAATTGAAACATATAATGACCTTTTTTAGATGCTCCTTGAATGATTGAATTAATCATTCTTCTTTTTGCTTTCTCTAAATCTAAATTTTGTAGTTCGTTATAAATTTCCACTTCTGCCTCAATGTTCACCTCTTCGTTTGTTTCTTCGTCGCCCTCATCTCTGTTAAAATCACTCATATCGATTTCACCCATACCTACTATTTTCGCATCATATTCAATCGCACCTTCTGGTACTCCCATTTCTTTCATCACTAACTCAATTGCTAATTGTTCTAATTCAGTTCTATGATTACTTTCAGCTTGAATGATTGTGTTATGTGCAGATATAAGTGTTTGTTGTAATTGCATCACTCCACTCATACCCCTTTGTACTGGTGCATTATCCCCAAGATATCTTCTTAAATTTGAAACTACTTGCCTATATCTTTCAGAAGCTAAAATTTCTTGGAAATTGGTATTCGGTTCTTGACCTGTAGAAGGAAATGGAACTTTTTTTAGTGGTGTTTCCCCTTGAGATAATTTATCCTGTATACCTTGATCAGGTCTATCAGGTGTGTCAAAATTCATTGCCATTTCTTTGATATTATTTTCAATCAAAGATAATAATCTTTTTTTACTTAACTCCATTTTTAACTTCTTTTTCTTTTAACGCTTTTGGTTTAGATTTTTCACCTGGTTTAGGTGAATAAGGAGTTCTTGGTTTTGTAATTGGACTTTCTTTGGGTTTAGTTGGTGCGGGTTTTGTCATTGGTTCGGCATCAATGGTCTCAGTACTTGAGATAACATCGTAACTCATAAATTCAGGAATACCATTGTGTCCTTTTTTAACTTTTGAACCTACTTCTATTTCTTCTAATTTGTATTGAATCATTTCCATAATTTCGTTTTTTGATGTAAAACTATGAAAATTTTTGTTAGTAACCTCAGAAACCCACTCTTTAATATTGGATTTTTTACATTTACACTCTGACTTTGTACAATCACATTTGTTGCACTTTTCACATTTACACTCTGACTTTGTACATCCACAGTCATTGCATTTTTTATTCTCACTAACTTTTTTCTTCTGCCCTTTTAATATTTTAAAATCTTGACCGTCAATTTTACCATTATGGTTCTTGTCTAATTTCTTTTGATTACCCTTTAATTCTTCCTTCACTTCCTCTTCGTATGTCTCAATAGATTTGTTTTGTTTCTTCGCGTCAGTAATTTTTTGATTGGCTAACGGGTCTTTTTTTGAAATCATAATATCAGCTTCACCTAATATTCTACTCGCAAATGTTGCAAGTTGTTTGTCACTAAAATTAACTAGTGTTTTTTCTGAGAACCCTTCTTTCATTAAGGATTCAACGATTTCATTTCTTTTCATAATTCTTTGAATTTTAACTCTTCTTTTAATAATTGATAATCTCTTTGTTTTAGTTTTTTAGAAACAGATTCCAAAGATTCCCCAAACTTAAATGTTAGTCTGTCGAACTCAGATTCAAAATCAAATTTCTCCCAAGCCAACGCAACTACACTATCTACAGCATCAATAACTCCGAAATAATCGGAGTCTTGAACTAATTCTAATTTTAAATCTGTATTTTTTAATAATCCAACCAAATCAACATATTCCATTTCAGGTGATTTAGATCCAGATGTTGCTGATGCCGGTATAACAAACCATTCCTCTATGTCAATTTCAGTTGATGAACTAAAGATAAATTCGTACTGTTTTTGACCTTTATAATCCGAACCAATCTCATTGACATATATAAGATTCATTTATTTGAAATATTTGCTTAGAGTTTCTCCAACACTTTGATTAATTTCATTTTTGATTTTATCCATATCGATTTCTTGAATGTCATCAGATTCTTCGTCTATATCTGCATATTTTGATAAATCAATTTCACCAGTTTCAACAGGTGTATTAATAAAGGTTTCTAAGGCATCCATTGGTTCGTCATCACCAGTTAAAGCCGCCATTGATAATTCCTCCTCTATTTCTTCGTCATCCATTTCAGGTTCTTCAGCAGGTACTTCTTCGTCATCCATTTCAGGTTCTTCAGCAGGTACCTCTTCGTCACCAAAATCTTCATCTCTTTCGAATTTTTTTGCTATTTCTTCAATATCTTCTTCTTCAAGTTTATCTAAATCAACCGCAGATATAATCATATTAAGAACGTACTTAATATCGTCACTTTCCATTTTTGATTTTTGGTCTCTTAATTCTTGACCAAGTTTACCTGAAAATTTTTGTACTTCAGCCATATAGTCAGAAGGTTTTCCTTCTGCACTTGGCTCATCGCCCATATCTTCTCCACCCATATCGTCCATTGAAGGAGCTTCAGTATCTGTAGATTTCATATCAGGTGCTTCCATATCAGGTGCTTCCATATCAGGTGCTTCCATATCAGGTGCTTCCATATCAGGCGCCG